CATCCGAGGCGGCTACTGGAACTCGGACGACAATGCCGGCGTGTTCAATCTCAACAACGATTGGCCCGACAACGACAACAACAACGTTGGTTTCCGCTGACCCAACATTACAACACCTAGACGCTGGCCATGATGCCACGGAAGGTTCAATCTTGGTCGAGAGCATCCCGCAGGAAACTGCAAAAGCAAGGACCGGGTTAATTCAACCCAAGGCCAAACCGAAAACCGCAGCAGTGCCTATGGGTGCTGTTGTGGAATGCGGCAAAGTTAAACATGTAGTTTCAGTTAGCGGCGGTAAGGACTCTGCGGCAACTTTATTGATTGCCTTAGATGCATGTCCACGAGAATCAATAATTCCAATTTTCTGCGATACCGGTAATGAGCATGAAGCTGTATATCAGTATCTAGATTATTTAGAATTATCACTGAGTATAAAAATCACGCGATTGAAAGCTGATTTCAGTAAACAAATCGCACGTAAACGAATGTTCATTGCCCGGGATATGCGCACGCGCCGTGATGAAAATGGCCGAAAAGTTAGATGGTCGAATAAAGCCAAACGTCGCGCTTTAAGCGTTTTGCACCCAACTGGAAACCCATTCTTAGATTTATGCCTTTGGAAAGGTAGATTCCCAAGCCGTAAGGCACAATTTTGCACAGAAGAATTGAAACGCAACATTGCTGTTGAATTTCAAATGAACCTAATGGATGCTGGCCATAGTGTTTTAAGTTGGCAAGGCATACGCCGTGACGAGTCACTTAATCGAAGTAATGCAAAACTTTATGAACGTGTGGGCAAAAGACTTTGGATATTTAGGCCAATTGTTGAGTGGTCTGCAAGTGAAGTTTTCACATTTTGCGCAAACAAGAATATTGAACCAAATCCGTTATATAAACAGGGACAGGGTCGTGTTGGTTGCATGCCATGCATTAATGCAGTGAAGCCAGAATTAAACCAGATAGCTAAGAGATTCCCAGAACACATTGACCGGATACATGAATGGGAATTATTGGTTTCAATGGCAAGCAAAAGGCAGCAATCAACTTTTTTTGCTGTAAATAAGTCTGGGGCTGACAAAGTGGCTGACATTTACGAAGTTATTAGCTGGGCTAAAACCTCACGAGGTGGCAAGCAATTTAACTTTTTTGATGAATTAAACAATAATAGTGGTTGTTCATCAGCCTATGGGCTATGTGAATGAGTGATTTTGTCGACATCACCAGCCTGGATAACCTCCACTCATGCTGGCTTAAATCAAAACGCAGCAAAGGCCACAGCCTGCGTATTCAACGCTTTGATGCTGACGCATTGGGCTATCTGACAACGATTCAGCAACGTTTACGCAATCGCACCTATACCTTTGGTCCATACAAAACATTCACCGTGCGTGAAAAGAAATTCCGTGATGTGGTAGATGCGCCAACTAAAGACCGCGTAGTGCATTGGATGCTATACCAATACCTGCTGCCAATCTGGCAGCCTAGATTCATTCATGACACATTCGGCAATTTACCCGGGCGCGGCAGCCATGCAGCTGTTAATCGTGTTGCACAGTTCGCCAGGCGCGAAAGCAATACATGGGTGTTGCAGCTCGATATATCAAAATACTTTTACTCGGTACCGCATGCACAGCTTAAAGAACGCGCATTGCGCTACATTGGCGACCAAGACATACGCCAGCTAATCATCAGTCTGATTGATTCATACCGCACCGGACATAATTACGATGACCTGTTTGCACCTGATAGCTTATATCGTATTAACCCAGATAAAGGCATGCCAATCGGCAACCTGAGCAGCCAGTTATTTGCAAACATCTACCTGAATGAGTTTGATCACTGGATAAAAGAAACTCTGCAGGTGAAGCATTACGTGCGCTACGTGGATGACATGGTGATACTTGGCTCAGGCAAAGAACAGCTGCAACAGATCTGCCAAATCATCACAGACCGATTAAGCAAAGAAGGCATCACCATACACCCCAAGAAAATACGCATTGCGCCCACTGCTGCCGGCATTCCATTCTTGGGCTATGTAATCTGGCCACATCATATTTCAGCCGGCGCATATTTGCGTACCAGGTATATCCGAACATTAAGGCAACACGAATCACAGATCTATGATCGCAGCCTGGCATTGAATTCGTATCGGGCGGCGCTGGCACATACTGGGCGTAAGATTGTTAAAGCAAATAAAATCGAGGCTACAAAATGAATAAAATAACAGAAGATATTGAAACTCTATGGACTGCTGTAGAGATTGCAAAATATTTGAATGTATCATCTCGTCAGGTTTCCGAACGATATGCAATGCTGCCTGGATTCCCAAAACCGATAAGACTTCCATCTCCAAAAGGGCGTGGTTTATATCGCTGGAAAAGAAACGAAGTCATAAATTGGATAGAATCACTTCAAATAGCAGCCTGACAAATTCCTGACATACAAGCTTAAATCAAGTAAAATCAACCTATTCGAGTCCTCTTTTGGGCACCAAATTTAATAAGGCCGGCACCTCGCCGGCCTTTTGTTTATGCGCTTCCTAGCCATATTTAACGCCGTTTTAACACTCCCACAAATTCCCGCTGTAAACCGCATTTTTTCATTATGTTACACTATCATTCCTGACAAATTCCTGACAAAATCCTGACAACAAATTAAGGGATTCATATGGCAACATTCAGAAAACGCGGTGGCAGCTGGCAAGCAATTGTGGATCGTCTTGGTGTTTATAAGTCTGAAACCCGCCCAACCAAAGCACAAGCTGTCGCATGGGCAACCGAAACCGAAGCGGCCATTATAGCAGGCAAACTCACGCCGATATCAAATAAGACTTTTGGTGACTTATTGCAGGAATATGCAGATAAGGTTTCCCCAACCAAAAGTGGGAAAAGATGGGAGACCATCAGAATTGCGCTGCTGCAGCGCGACGAAATCGCTTCTGTGAAATTATCCGAGCTGGACCAGAGACACTTCGCACAGTGGCGGGATCGCCGGCTTAAAGAGGTGTCATCTTCATCAGTGCGCCGTGAATGGAATCTACTATCAAGCGCCTGCAAAATAGCCATGAATGAATGGAAGTGGATTAAAACCCACCCTATGCAAGGCGTCAGCAAACCTGAATCGGCCCCGCCACGAGACCGCAGGGTCAACCAGCAAGAAATCAAGAATATACAGTTTACGCTGGGCTATACCGGCGGCGTAGCAGAAACAAAAAACCATCTTGTTGCCCTGGCATTTGAGTTTGCGTGCGAAACGGCCATGCGTGCGCAGGAAATATGCAATCTAATCGACACTGACATCGTAGGCAATACCGCAAATATCCGCAAATCAAAGACACGCGCCGGGGTCAGGCTAGCTCCTCTCACGCCCAGGGCGCTAGAAATCATCAAGCTACTGCCCACTGAAAAGTTATTTGACATCACACCGGCATCACTGGATGCCCTATTCCGCAAGGCTAAAGCGAAATTGATGATCGACGACCTCACGTTTCATGACTCGCGGCATGAAGGTATCACCAGACTTGCGCAAAAACTCTCTGTACTTGAGCTTGCTCGATCAGTCGGCCACCAGGATCTAAGGCAACTAATGATTTATTACAATGAAAGCGCCGAAGATATTGCTAAAAAATTAACCATCTAAATCTACAAAAAAATAAATAAAATTCATCGAACGAATACAGCATTTATGACGTAGGATTAAATCGTCATGAAAGTTAAATTCATTAAAAATGAAGTGTTTACATATTTAAACGCTCACAAAACAGCGTGAAAAAATATATTGACCTACTACAATTTAACGACTAAATTAACATATCAAACACAATATATAGTGGTTTTAAGGAGTTTTAAGATGAGAATATAGATTGATTCTGGTAGCGCCGCGGGATACTACCCTGCCAGAATCATAAAAGAAAGGCTTGCAAATAGACTAACTTTCGAAGGGCAGACTATTTACAAGCCATGGTAGTGGTTACACCTACTACACAGCACTACATATAGTAAGCACTGTGTACATATAATAAATATATATGCGTACAGATGCAAGCTTATCTGGCTGTGTTTAAATTTTTAAACATATAAGGATATCAACATGACAACTAAAAAACCTAACAATGAACACACTAGCCAATCAGTGGCGAGTAAAGCTTCTGCAATATTACGTGACCCAAAGTCTACTGCAGCTGAGAAATCTGTTGCTGCATCAGCTTTAACTCAAGTACGCAATAAGAAGTAGACGTCAAAGGGGCTTCGGCCCCTTTATCCTATTCACTACAAACGCACATCCTCCCCTTAAGCGTCTCCAGCTTATCCAGCAGCGCGTTATGCTTTACTGAGTTGCTGTTACAGGTCTCGAAGTTTTCTGCGGCGTTTGTAAGAATTTCTTCGACTGTGGCGACAACGGCTGCATTTTCTGCGGCCGCTCCAGTAGGCTCTGCTCGATGACTATCGGCACCTGCGATCGCGGCGTTCCACAGCTGCAGAGAATCATGAGTAAAGCAAATGCGATCATCAGCCTGCTCACGTATTTCGTGTTTAATGTCTCGATATACAATTTTTATCTCCTGTTCTTTGGCCAGCTTGGTTTCAATGATTTTTCCAGATTGCGCATTGAGCGCCTGGCCGGTCTTTAAATCACGGTTGATACTGTTAGCTATGCCGGCATCTGTTTTCCAGCCGTGAACCTTCCAGCCTGAAATGAACGCGCCAATCACAAGTATGGCAATGAGGCCTATTTTTATTTGAGCGCTTAAGCCAGATATGAAGTTGATTGGATTAATCATAATGTAGGCTTCACTGGAACGGCCTGCTCTGGATTTACCAGAAATACATTGGCCGGCAACACCGTGACATCACCTTTGTACCACTGGATCCTGATGTTATCTTCATCTTCTTTTTTGTAGCATCCGATGAGCTTTTCACCGTCAATGCGTGAAGCAATCACGGCATAATCATATTGCTGCTTTATCCCTGGAATCGGGCAATCTACATTGCTGATTGTTATAACAACCTTATCGTTGAATTTGTAATGCAAATACTTCACTTCGGCGTTTGCGGAAAATGACACAATTAATGCAATCAGTGCGATGATGAATCTCATGATAAATCCCTTCAAGTTTGGTTAAACGTTCGGTTTATTTCAAGTCGATGCATCTTCCGGTTTTTGTAGCATGGCTATATCGCAACGGTGCCGCTCTATTTCGCCATGTTCTTTATGTAATACGATTAAACACATATCGCGGCCAGCGCGATAACCCTGTCCTGCATGCCAGGCATCGCGTGCAGCTAGTGTCCTGAAGTACTCGACAACGCCACCGCGATACTCTTTGGTGTCCTGATGATGAACGTGACCCACATACCAGTACCGGTGGCTGGAAACGCCCCACTCCTGTGGCTTGTCTGCCGCCATGACACTTAACATATCGGCGCCCTTGATCGTATCGCCATGGGTGGATCCGATCAGCACCTTGCCAAAGTGGTAATACCAGGTTGTTGAAGGGGACAGATCCACCTCAACCCGTGGTTCGTTTGTAAAATAGCAGCTGATCATTAAAGCCAGCGCATATGAGCTATGGCCGTCATGATTGCCACGGTTAATCCTGAAAATCACTTTTTCATGTTTTTCCAGCGCCCGCTTGATGCAGTGAATCGTTGAACGCAATCCCACTTGCTGCACTTTGGCCCAGCGGCCATCTACATCCAGCTGATGTCCTGAATTGGTAATGTTCTTTTGATTGTCGGCATGGAACATATCGCCAAGGTTAAGAATCAAGGCACTTTTTGAAAAAGGCGCAGACTCAACCAGCCTATCAACAGCACCAAACGTTAATTCTTCAGCAATTTTCAAATCAAAATCATCGCCTGAATCCTGCCACCAGGCATGCATGCCAAAATGCGGATCTCCAAGCGGATAAACACACATCAGATCGTCATTTGAGAATTTTGGTGGCGGAATGATGGGAGCAAGCCCCTTGATGTCAGCGGCCAATGTCTCTATGAAATCACGAATAACCTGTTCACGCTGCTCGGCATCCAGCTGGGACTTCACCCACTGCCCGCTTGGCTTACCTTCTTTATTGTAATAAGTTGATACCCCTTTCACCACGAACGGGGCCGGCACGATTCTGGTCATGTCGTGTTCTGGGGAATACCCATGCAGCGCGGCTTTTTTGCGTATGGCAACCAATCCGCTATGCAGAGCCTGACGCTTAATACCCAACATTAAAGCGGCCTTGCTATAAGTCTTATGTTTATTGACGGCATCGATGTACTCTGACTGCCTGGATGTCGCCCACTCTTTGAGTGCTACATCAATTTTATTTTGAATGTTAGACAATTTGACTCTCCAAAGGCATCATTCCGCCTTTTATCCACTGAGATACATCAAATCCAGGGCATATCTTGATCCACTCGTTCCGCTCAATTTTCCCGTTCCCATTCAGATCTGGTGAGTAATCACGATGCCCTTTAATATTGATGCCAACATCGCTGAATGACTGAAGCATGGAGTCTGCCGTCATAATCTGTCGACCAAGTATCTTGCCGCAAATGTTAATCAAGCACTCACGTAACGACACCCACTGCGCACGGCTGAATTTGTCGGTCCCAACCATGCAGATGCCCACTGATTTAGCGTTACTACCCTGCACGTGCGCGCCAACCTCTTCTAGGCCTCTACCTATCCTTATTGACCCATCAGTTTCGATAACGAAGTGATATCCAATATATTTAAGTTCTGGGTTAAGGTTTCGCACTGCCTGCGTGTCGCGCTTGAATCTGCGGGTCCGATGCATTTCATCGATATCTGCAATCTTGAATGGCTTTCCGTTGGGAGTTGCTGCACAATGAATGACAATCGAATTAAGTGTGCGCTTCATTTGCCTATCCCCGTCGTAGATATGACCCGCAGGATTGCGTTACCGACCGGCAAAATGATGGCGAGTATTGCGTACCAGTTGGCCGGGATGAAGGATGACAACTGACCGAGACTGGCTTCAAGCGCAACTAAAGCGGCAACAATGGCATTAAACCAAAGCGTCTTTGATCGATACCATTTCTTCATTTTTTGATCCACCTTTGTACGGTTTTGGTTTCGTATATGCGGATCAAAGTCCAGATTATTGAAAATAATGCAGCAAGTGCAGGGAGGTATCCGGAAATGGTTGCAATCACCCCGCCAATTGATACTGCATCTATTACATGTTTTGCGTGTTCATCCACGACAAACCCCTTTCATGGGTTTACTTGTTTATATGGGCTCCTTTGCATTTGTGATCTTCCTTGGTTATATGTTTTTTATTGAATGTCCGTCTTAAACGGCTGTTATTTAGTATTTTTATAAGTCTGGGAAAGCAGATGAAGGCGGCGTAAAACTTGACGTATATCTGGCCACGCCTTTTGTGATGCGAATATCATCAACATATCCCGCTAAGGCTTCACCGCCGCCGCCGTTATAACTACAGCCAACTGATAAATAATTGGTTGAGGAATCCTCTGTTGCAGTTCCGGTATAACTTGAATTAGATCCCTCCTGTGTTCCATTAATCCATAGCTTGAACACCCCGCTTTCGCGGGTAACGGCGACATGATTCCATGCTGCTGATAAATTGGTTGTAGATACGATTAAATCGCTGGCCCCCATTTTGTATGAAGTCAGTATGACCTTATTTGCATTGCCCGCAGTTCCGGCCAACAAACCCCATGAATCATTGGAGTTCCAGCCGGTAGATCCAAAAAACACTAAACGCGGATAGGTTTCACCGCCAGTCTTATATACCCAGCACTCAACAGTAAAATCACTGGTACCCATTACGAAGTCAGCTGAAGCGGCACTGACCACCCTATCCGCACCGCCATCAAAAACAGCAGAAGCGCCACCAAACTTTGATTGCGCCGTGCTGATTTTTGCATCAGCCTGTGCGGTCATGGTTCTGTTGATGCTGGAACTATCAGTAAAAGTGGTGCTATTATTTGCCCCGTTACAATGCAGCAATGCTTTTACAGATGCGAAATATGGATCGGTATCAATTGGTGCTTGATTGCCTCGACCTAAACCGCCTGATTGATATGGAAATGGAAGCATATTAAGCATCCGTTTCAGCAGCAGTCGTTACATAAATGGTAATGCCGTGCAACCTGGCATCAATATCCATTGTGTCGCCACCGTTACCTGTTACACGTGACAGCCTGAAGAATACCGTATCCTCGGCGGCGATGGTTCCGGCAATCGTGATTGCACTCGATTCAGGCGATGTGTACAGGTCATTGGTCGTGCCGCCAGTATCGGTACTGGTCTGTGCCGTGCCGAATGCTACTGCAATCGGATCGTCATCGCTAACGGCGACGGCCTGTAAATCCCACACTACTCCGAAGTTTGTGGTTGTAGCCGCATGTGACCAATGAGCCTTGAACGTGATCGTACCTTCATCCCATTTCTTAGGCATAACGATACTGAACTGCGCATATTCTTGGGTAGTTTTGTCAAAGTCAAGCGTCACAATATCCGGCTGGTTAGCCGCGGACGCAATCTTAGTCAGAACTGAACAACCACCGGTGAACGACGGCGACATAGAACCTGCTGAGATTGGAATTGCATGCCGCCCTGCCGTACCAGCGCCAGCCGTTACGTTAATAATTGGGTTTGCCGGGTCTGTATCGTCAACAGATATTCCAGTTCCTGCGACAATAGTTTCTACAATCCCACTACCTCCACCGCCTGAACCAGAAATTGTTTCTATATTGGTCCCATCAGCGTACAAGTGCATCCTGTCACCCTGAGCCACCACAATACCTGTACCGCCAGATGTTTTGACAGTTAAGGTGTAAGCACCTGAACAGTTATTAAAGACAATCCACTCACCATCATTCGGCACGATGATTGACCTGTTACCTGTCAAAGCGCCGCTTGCCGTGATATATCCAGCTCGGGCCTGTGCTGCTGTCAATGTAACATTTGCTGTTGTGACTGTTACTGCTACGTTATGAGTTAGATAATCAGGATTAACCCAGGCACGCTCATCAACATAACTTGTCACTGTGGATGTACCAGTGACGATGGTATAAAGCGGAATACTACCCGGAGTGAAACCTGTCGTATTTTTGCTGATTACCCCAGCTCTGGTCGCTTCAACGTAATTGGTTGTGGAAGCCGTAAGGGAAATTTCATCATTATCAATAGGAGTCAACACGCCATCCACCAGCATACTCCCGCCGTAAAATCCCCATGTCAGCGCGGTAGTAGTTGATGCCCTGCGTCCGAATATGATTGCCGGGCTGAGCGCGTCGAATAAGGCATTCGCAGTGCTTTCTTTGGATGACTGTGAAGCGCTGATGTTGTCTAGCAATGTTGTACTGTTGCTCATGATTTATCCTTAAACTGCATAAGTTTTACGCTCATTGGCACTGAATGATTGCCCTGCTACTGAAAATATCCTGACCCATGTCGACCCGTTATAGAACTCCAGTGCAAACGCCGTTGGACTTCTTTCAAAAGCATTTGCGGTAATGGAAAATTCCAGCACGCTGACCGGCGCGGCAAATGTATATTGGATCCAATGCGGAGGGTCTGTATTTGAGCTGCCCCAGGTGGACGTCGTATTATCAAAAGCATTGGACGCTTCCCAGCCTGCAGATAACGTAGTGCTTGCGCTGGCGGATCCTCCGGCACATTGGTCTGCACCACCCACCGTGGCCATCATTTCGACTTCCTGTATTTCAAGCCATGTGAATACGCCATATTGCGCAGTCACATAGATGCGCCATTGTGTTGAGCTGAATGCGATGGGTAATTCAAATGAGGCCGGTGCCGGATACCCTCTGCCGGTAACGGCACTGATCTGATAGACCCTGAGATAAAGCGTGGATGAAATTTCACCGGAATCTGCGATTTGCTGGGCTGCGGTATAGGTCGCGGTATTAGTACTCACCGCAATGGTGCGTTTTACTGTAGTAAAAGTGGAATCCATCACATCCACTTCGTAACTTTCTGCGGCCTCACCCAGCGGGATGTCCGTATAATCGCGCCACTCGGCACTGATCCTGCCCCTGCGCTTCCAGTTGATGATGTAATCGCCGTTGACATTGCGGCCTGCTCCGACCTCCACGGGAGAATAGCATTCCAGTGCAACGCCAGCTGGCGTAAATGGATTTGGCGCAGCCTGCTGCAGGGTCATACCGAATGTCGGGAATTTAAACAGGCGCTCAAGCCCGATATCACTGGTTTGAAATGGTACGCGCCTGAAAGTGGATGCTGATACAAAAGCAAACCGTTCCCCAATCGTATGGAATGGCATTGCCCATTCAGATCCCTTG